TGTCTTTCCCTGCGACCAGGTTTCTAAATGCTCCATCAAGGGAGTGTTACCGCTTAGCGATTTCAAGCCCCGTCCTTTTGGATTGGGACACGACACGTGAGTAATTACGCGTCGTGGGTTATGGATACCAGCTTGCTAGACTTCCGACACTTCGGGACCAAGTAGCTACCTGTGGCGCTACTTGTAGTCAAAGCCCGATTTAAGCCGGAATATTCGTTCCTTTTTCGCCCAGCACGTCCTCGTTTACACCTCTTCATCAATGCGCAGTAGCCAACTGCGTGGTGATGTTGCGGTGTTTGCGCGGACGCGCTGGGCCCATCTCTTTGTGCCTCTGGTAGCAGCCAACAGCTTAGTAGGTTACGCCCTTCTGGGTCGAACACCTGTTGATCGACGAGTAGTGGACTTAATCACCAACATCTTGTTAGGTGTGTAGTTTGCGGTCCGCGAATCGGTCGCTACCCCTTGGGTTCCGTTGCACTTTGTACCCAAGACGTGACAAAACAGTAAAGTCAAATTATCGCCGTTAGGTAGAAATTTTTCGCATGTGTCACTTTTCGAGGCTGCGTACAGTTGACGTCTGTGGGGGGGGTCGGGATAGCCCGCCCCCTGCAGGTCGCACGGGAGTTATTCATTCACCCGTCGTCAGTGTAGTGCCGTTGAATGTCAGACAACAATCTGAAATTCCGAAAACCCGCGACAGCTCGTCGCTTCAAAACGAGCAACCCAAAGTTGGGGGTCGACCCCCCAGCCCACGCCGTCATGGTCAGACGGCCGCGCCCAGTGCAACGGGCAAACCGGAAGGAAAACCGGTTCAAGAAACCCACGACGCGCCCCGCGTGTTTGACGGGCAGCATCACTCCGATCCGCCATTGGTTATGAATGCTTCTCGGCCTATTGTTAATCCTCCTGGGATGACAGTTAATGGGCACGACGTTAGACGCGTTTTGGAACACCGCCGCGTTGATGGCTGGATTTCTCCGATGACCGCACCCATCCAGCTTGTCGGAGTTGGTTTTCTTTGGCTAGGGCATGATGCCCCCTGGTCAAAGATAATCAAGCGAGAGGTCACCCTGAGTCGTGGTTGGACTTGGGAGCTTCTTGAAGCCGCC